TGATGCTTATAAACATGGTATCGCGAGCCATTAGGATCGCAAAAAGTGTAACAGGCTCTTGTGGACATTTTCTTCCCCTTTGTTGTTGACAGGATGATACTCCCATATATAATGGTATGCGTCAACAGCAAATGAGGGAAATTATGAAAACAAAATTAGTATTCTGGACAAAAGACCTCGCGCCAATGATGAAGCACGCGATGGCGCATGAGCGGAAAATTCCGTACACGGGCGAAACAACGGAAGAACAAGGCCTTTGGCTGGTCAAGGATGAGGGTATCTACCTAATGTCACCAACCGAAAAAAGGTTTCGGGCGGTCGTCTACGCCAAGGGCTACAAGCCAACAAAAGCAAATCGTGACACGCTGTGGGATAAGACCCACGCCATTAGCGGCGACGATTTTGCGGAGTTCCTACCCTTATCCGAAGGGCAGGTTGCAAATATTTGCAAGGGTGGTTCAATCACCGTTTGGATAGAAGGGGAGCAATTGGAATATGCAGCGTAACGATGCAGGTTTCTACGGAAACGAAACAGTCAATTGCGATTCTTGTGGGGGGATGTTTGACCCCCACAATTCGCCGTGCGAATGGTTAGAAACCAAATTGGTTTGCGGCACGTGCTTCCACGGATACACGGAAGATGAACTGAACGAACGCCTAGAGTAGTTGACGGGGGAGCGGGGCCGGCCGTAAGCTGCCGGCGCCCGTACCTCGAGCGCGATTACCTCCCTGGTTGCTGCTCGGTAACTACCGGGTGCCCCGGCCGCCACCCTGGCCGGGGCTTTTTTATGCCCCGACCCCGACCGACCCGACCCCGACCGACCCGATAAACCCGACTTGACATCCTGGAAAATAATGGTAATATAGGACCGTCAACAACCAACAACGGGAAAATCACCATGAAACCCAAGTTCACAAAATTCTTTTCGACTGATAGCGCGAAGGCTATCAAAGCCGACAAGTATGGATACCTAAACGCCATCAACTATATGGCTCCCCATACCACGGGCGGCGCCGGTAACTTGTGCCCGCACTCGAGCCAAGGTTGCCGCGACTTATGCCTTGGCATGTACAGCGGGCAAGCCGCAATGGTCTCCGACCTTGAACACGGGACCAACACGGTGCGCGAAAGCCGCAAAGCAAAGGCGCAGTTTTTTATGACCGACCGGAACGCGTTCATGGCCGAAATGGCGCACCATATCCGCGCAATGGTCCGGAAAGCGGAACGCGAAAACAAGAAGCTGGCCATTCGTCCGAACGGGTCAACGGACATTCCGTTTGAGCGGGTAAAAACGGACAATGGCCAAACGTTGCCGGAACGGTTCCCGGAAACGCAATTCATTGACTACACCAAAAACGCACGGCGCATTCTGGACCAGCGCAAGCCAGACAACTATCACTTGACCTTTAGCCTATCGGAAACGAACAAAGCCGACGCGGAAAAGGTACTCGCCGCGGGTCATAACGTGGCGGTAGTGTTTGGCCATGGCCAGCCTAAAACGTTCATGGGTTGCCCCGTCATCGACGGGACGGAACATGACTTGCGGCATTTGGACCCGTCGCCTGTCATTGTCGGGCTGGATCCGAAGGGCAAGAAAGCGAAAGCGGACGAAAGCGGCTTTGTAGTGCGGGGGTACTGATGACCAAATTCACAGCAAAAGATCGCGCTTGGCACGCACGCGAAATGTACCTACTCGAGCGGGACGGTCGAAGGGAGGTTCGGCCGTGCCCCCGTTGCGGGGGCAAACGAGACCCCGTCCGACACAATTACCGATCGATCGCGGACCATTACACGGAACAGGGAACCCCTGTCAGCGAAGCCCTGGTTGGCAACATGATTGAGGAATATGTCGCATACAGGGACCTGATAACGAAAGAACTCCAGAGTTCGGCGCCGGTTGTTGACACATAATGGCGCCGCGCCACCCGATGCATCGGGTGGCCGCCCCGACCGGCTTTTCCCCTTGAGCCGGTCGGGGTATTTTATTCGGCGGCAGATTGCCGCGGGCCACCGGCCCCGACCCGACCCCGAACGATCTCGAGCAACGCATCGAAAAACCCCGACCCCGACCCGACCGGCCCCGACCAAAGGCACGGGACCATTGTCCCTGACCCGACCGACCCCGACCTAAGTCCGTGTTCCGCGAGGCCCCGACCTTGGCTACCGTCAAACAAATATAGGTTTGAGGAAGAGAGAGGGGCAACAAGGAAGAAACTTACGCCACCCGACTGAGAATACGCAAAATTCCAAGCAACTTGATGTGCTGAAACATTTACGCGGTTAGTCTTGGTTGTTTTGAGTTCTATCCAAAAAGCCAAACTTTCCGCGCATACATGAACGTCTGGGATACCTCCCCCAAACCTATTTTCAATCCTCGTGGTGTGCCAATGCTTTGGCATCTTTGCCCGAAGATTCTTCCACATCAGCGTTTCGGGATTCTGCGCCATCTATAACCTCATACTGGGCTTCTACAAAAACGCTTGGGTGGTTCTTCCTCAATTCTGAAAGCCTGTTCTCAATTTCGTCACGGCTCATGTTCTCAATGGCGTGGAAGTGGTTCGTCTCCCGTCGATCCGTTGTAAGGCCGCCCAAGGCAGATCTAGTCTTTTCCGCGTTGATAGCTGCGGAGAAATGACCGGCTTCTTCAGCACCTTCCGAGAGTTCGCGGAGCCTCTTCAACTGACCCATGAGGGTTACACCATACTTCCGTTCACGCTCCTCCCTGAGCTCTGAAACGTACTCGGCAACGTGCGGGAAGTATTTAGCGTTGAGCAGTTTGTGCGCTTGGATTTTCGCGATACCGTTCTTGTCAGAGTACCCGGCAAGACGCGCGCATTCCGCGTTTGAGTGCGTACCGTCCACGTAATGTCGGGCAAAGGTCTTTTGCCGATTGGTCAGCTTCCGCCCGTGAGCCTCTTCAATTTGCTCTGCTTTCACTTCCATTTTACGCTTCATCGAGGTCTCTCCCTATAACAAGCACTTTTCAAAATAACCCTGTTATTTCCCATGGTCAAATGGCCGTGCGGCTAGAAAAGTGTATAAAAAGGGTACCAAGTGTATAGTCTGTATAAAGAGTGTATTGACCTAAATTGAACATTATCAACCTGCTACAGGTAGAAAATACACCCATATACACTTATACACTTATTTTGGTCCAAAATTTATTTTTAAAAAACATTTTTCTCAAATCGCTGTATATAGGGAATAACTGTATTGACCATGGTCCATGTTTAAAGGTACTATGGTTATCCACAAAGAAAGAGATGGAGAAAGTGATGAGTAATCTTGTTGAGATCCAGCCTGTAAACTTTAACGTGTTGAACCTTTCGATCAAGAGTCGGTCGGGGTTGATCTGCAATGCGTATTCGGAAAAGGTCCGTAGGCAGATGCAGGATAAGCACGCGGGCATCAAGAAAGCGGTAAAGCGTGAGAAGCGTAAACCGCAGGAGGAGTATGAAGCCTGTTTTTATAAGCTTGAAGACGGTTCGTATGGTTTTCCTTGTAATGCTTTCAAGCAGGCGGCAATTCGTGCCAGCAAGATGGTTGACGGGATCACCATGACTGACGCTCGTCAGATGTTTTTCATTGAGGCTGATGGTCGTGATGTTGTTCGTCAAATCCCGTGCGTTCGTATTCACGGGGAGCCGATAATGCGGACGGATGAGGTCAAGGTCCAACAGGCCATGGACCTTCGGTATCGTCCTGAGTTCCCGCAATGGAGTGCTACCCTGACGATTGAATATGACGAGGACAACATTTCGGCGTCTTCGATTGCGTCTCTTTTGTATCGTGCGGGTTTGTCCGTTGGCATTGGTGAGTGGCGCCCTGAGAAGAACGGCGATTTTGGTCGTTTTGAATTGGGTGACGTTGCCATGGTCAGTGAGCTTTCGGAGGCGGCATAATGGTGTTGAAAAACTCTGTTTTATCCGATGAGTTAGACAGGATTGACCAGACAGAAACTGGTCTGACGCCAGAGGCGGTTGTTGAGGTCGCAAAGGACCCCAACAACCCGCTCCACTCATGGTTTGAGTGGGACGATGCCAAGGCGGGTCATCAGCATCGGATCAGTCAGGCGCGTGTTTTGATCAAGCGGGTAAAGATTGTTACGCCTTCGGGAAGCAGGACGCCCAAGTATGTTTCTGTTGAGATCAACGACAGCCCTGACCGTCGTTATGAGCCTTTGCAGCGTGTTGTGAAGGATCAGTCCAAGCTTGATTTTGTAATCGGTGAGGTTGTGGGCAGCGTCGATCAATTATCGGCGAAGCTTGAGGCTTTGTCTGAATTGAAGATGGACGCTTCTCAGGCTAATCGTGCGCGCAGTATGCGGGCCTTGTGCCGTGATTTGAAGAGTCACGGGGATTACCTGATCAGTCCTTAACTCGAGTCAGTCGCGGCTGGGCGAGGCGGGGCGGGGCAAGGTACGGCACCGCTAGGCAAGGCAAGGCAGTTTAGGCATGGCGCGGTGTGGCAACGCACAGCAAGGTCAGGCGGGGCCGGGCCGGGTTCGGCAACGCAAGGCAAGGCAGTTATGGCGAGGCAAGGTCCGGCCGGGCAAGTCAGTTTAGGCTAGGCGTGGCAGCGTGCGGCCTGGCGAGTCAGCGTGCGGCAAGGCAAGTCAGTTGCGGTATGGCAAGGCCGGGTAGGGCAAGGCCGGGCATGGCAAGGCAAGTCAGTCG